CTGAAATTCTTATCTTCTTCTATAGCATCATCATATTCAGACCATATCTTATTGCAGTATCTTGTTAAGAGCAGCCTTACTCCTGTTGCCGTGCGCCCTGGTCCCATCTTTTTCGCAACCTCTTCCCACTCTCTGCCCTCTATGTATTTGAGTGTTGCTATCTGCCTTAACTCAGAAGTCGGCATATCTGATATAAACCTTTCTACATCTGTCTCCTGTTCAATCAGCTTATTGCTCCGGCATTTAAGTATGAACTCCTGTCGTTCAAGCTGATCCTGAATAAGTGAGATAGTTCCATAAGGTACTCCCTCTATTCTAAAAACCTGCGTTCCGCCATATCCGCCTTTGACTGAATCCCTTACAGTCCCTTCACTTCGGATTTTCGCAAGCTGTTCTCTCTTTTTTTCTATTCTTTTTTCAAGGATTTTGACCTCTTCTCTGATTTCCGAATACTCTTCTAACAAATTCTTATTCATTTATAGTTTCCCCCTTAACGCAATGACAGATATATACTCCGTTCCCAGGATGATGAGTGCCGCTGTCAAAACAAATCTATAGAAATATTTAATCCATTTACAAATCTTGTATTTAGTGAAAAAATAATCAGCAACAATCCAATTTCCTACGTGGGCCATCACCAATATATAAATAGTGATTATAAACCTCGAAAAATCAGCATTCTCACTCACCCCCTCTTCTAAAAACTGTCAAAAAACTGTCATTTTATTGCACGATTATTGTCAATTTATTGTCACTTTTTTGTCACTCAGATTCCCAAATCACTTCTATCCATTACTGTAGCCACATTTCCATGCAGTGTTCTGATAAAGCCTTCCAAAATACTCAGACAGTCGGGGGCATCATCGTGTGGAACTTTACCAGAACGTGTCATAGTCGTGACTTCTCTTAAAAACTGTGCGTATTGGCTGCCCGCATCATAGGTGGATCTGTCCTTAAAGTAGAAATTATCTATAATTCGACTTGATGATTCATCTATTCTTGCAATCTTATTGGTTATTGACCTCTTCCACCTTATAGAGCATGTATAGCCTTTTTGAGTCAATAGATCCTCTACATCCCTACCATAGTATGAACCCGCGTTATTCGACTCAAAAAGTACTGATGTAGCCTTGTTTTTCATAATAGCCTGTGCTACCTCCGGTTTAGTGACACTCGATGGAGAATTATCATAAACAACGTCTTCAATAAATACTTCCTTGCCATAGATATATGCTATGCATAATACTGTACTATCGCTTCCACTCTCTGCCGTATCAACCGCACCTACTATACAATCAGGATCTACATTTACAGGGAGATTGATATAACGCTTCAGCTTCTCTTCTGGGAACATTCTTCCCTTTGCCTCATACGGCTCTTGCTGAAATTCAGCGGCCCATACTTCAGGAGTAACAAGCTTTCTTTCTGCCCTATATGCTTCGGTGGTAAATATCCTCTTGCCTTCGTCCACAAACTCGAAATTTGACTCATCAGTAATGGGATCTAGTGCAGGTATTGCCACTTCCTCCCATTTCCATCCAAGCTGCTTTGCCTTTTCCTGAAGCTGTGTGATGGGATCGTAGATAGAATATTTTGTTCCCTGAATAAGAATCGGTGTTACGCCTGGTATTCTTCGTCCAAGTACGTCACCCATTACTTTTTCACATAAAAAATCAAGTCTCTCCCTATTTACCGCCTCTTCATGATTCTTAACCGTATCATCGAGATACAGCAAGTTTCGTGCCTCTGTCGAACCTACGATAGATCCGTCAATAGGTCTGCATTGAATAGTTGGAAACATCTTACGTGACTGCAAATCAATATTCATTCTGTCGGCCTGTGTTCTTACGACCTTTGCTTCTGGGAATATTTCAAGAAATCGTTTATTCTGAAAGATAGATAGTATACCACTATAGAATACGGATACAAGACCTTCGCCATGTCCGGACGCAAGTAATCCGTTCTCTGGGTGTCTGCCACTAAACATTGCACAGAGTCTTAAGGCACTAGAGGTTTTGCCTGTTCTCTTACTCTGTGAAACACTAAGCATATCCAGTTTACCGTCATAAAGCTTCTGATAAGCTTTGATTATAGGCTTTAGATAGTGTGCTCTTGGTGCGTAGAACTTTCGTTTATCATCAACTTCGATATAACGAAAAAATGAGTCCACTAGATAGGGGGCTTCAAAGAGCAACGCTTGAAAATACAGTTCTTCAAATTCACTATTATGTGACTCCATCAGCCACTCAAGCCAGTGCTCCTTAATGAAGCTTGTCACCGTATCAAATGCGACCTCATTTGCTTCAAAATCGTTTCGCATATTCCACGCCATGCTCATTAGATCTCTTGCATTAGAGATGGTGGACAAATCAGTTCTTTTGATTCTGTCCACAAGCTCTAAATATTGCTTTAGTTCCATACGCGAACCGTCCTTATTTAATTATTAATAGGGCTTATGGGAATCGAACCCACACTGATGAGAGGAGATAAAGAACAGTTCCAACATAGCCCTTACCAATACTTTGATATATGAGTTGAAGGTTATACTTGTAAGCATTTTTAAAGTCGTCTGGCGAACTTCTCAGTTCTTATCAGCCCGAATAAAGCTACCAGACATTTACGGAGGAATCCAAAATATAGAAAAGCTGGATCCGATAGGCAACGGCAGGAATCGAACCTACATACAAACACCTAACCAATCATCCACATTGCCTGTATTATTCAATCTTCAAAATTTTCGTCACCGAAGTCGTCATCACTGAAATCATCACCATATTTATCTTCAAGATAACGTTCGAAGCCTTCTAATGCACTGTCGGCAAAAATATGTGCAGCAACATTGTTTGCGATTTTCTCACTGTACTTATCCCTTATAGGTCTCAGTTTTTCTCCCACCTCTACGATGGATTCCACATAGAGTTTATAATCCTCTTTTTCCATCTGATCCTCATCAAGATAATCGAAATCATCAATTATACAAAGTGCGTCCTCAATTTTTGCTGACATATCCATACCTTAGTCCCCCAACATTTGTATAGCCGAGACCTCACTACATCGTATAACAGCCTCATCTAATACCATAATCTCCTCGTTTGAAAGAACTGAACGGATATCCTTCAGAGCTGCATCCGACAAATGCACCGGAATGTCTCTCCCACACTTAATTATGATAAGAGCATTCACCTTTTTCCTGGATGTTTCTTTCTCCTCAATATGCTCAGTAAACAGAGGACAATCAAAATTCTCAGTATAGTCTCTTGAAATGCTAAACACTCCATTTTTATTACACTCAATCTCGACCTTTCCTTCAAAGCTTTTCTTTATGCTGCAATACAAACATAAATCACATTTCATTTAACCACTCCTCAATCGTCTTGTTTGCTGTAATCAACAGCACCTGATGATTCTCCCCCTTTAACATCTGTGTCCGATAGCTTGCCGACCTGTCGAAATAAGTAAACCACTGAGCCATTTGATTGATGGAAACTTTTTTAAGCTTCATATAGACACTGTTATTCAGCCATTTGGCCATAAATCCGTTATCTTTTCCACCGAACCATTTAAGTAGGTTTGACTTTCGGATCTCTTCCCAACATTCGGGCAGCTTTTCCTTGAATCCTTTGAGGGTTCTGATAAATCCACCTGCGCCGTGAATTTCCCTTAAAAGAAAAATATACTCGAAACACATCACAAAATCATCATAATCAAGCGATTGCATATACTCAAAGTTTGTCTTGTCAACTTTGCTTACAAACTCGACAGGAGTCTCTACGGTATTTTTCTTAGCTTCCGCTTTATTCTTTGCAGTGTTGGTTCTCGGCATATACTAACCCCTCTTGTTACTCTCCTGGATCAACAGTTGCAGCCGTGTTGACTGAAACAACCAATCCGTTACCACGATCAAGCGTAAAACTTGTAACCGGATATCCGAGAAGTGTTTCGCTAAGAGCCTGGTGATACTGCTCGGTAAACTTAGCCTTGATTGTATCATTCTCGTCTTTTACCGTTACCTGAAGATTATCGTTTGCGCTTTTTTCCATAAGTTCCTGAAGTGTCATAAAATCACCTCCATCTACAATGTATACTATACTCTCCATGTATATTGTAGACAACTAAAATAATTTTTGCAACAATAGTATGCAAATGTTTATTATTTTATTTTAAATGATACAATATTCTAAAAAGCGAGGTAATTGTATGAAAATAAGACCGTCAAAATCAGAAACAATCATTATCAGAGTCGATAAAGCCACTAAGGAAGCCATTGTAAAGCTTTCAAAAGCCTATGGCATTACGGTTTCTGATGTATGTCGTGAAGCCATTGCTGCTCATTTGAATAAAGAACTGAATAAGTAACCCAACGCATACAGGCTGACCACACTTGCATAAACCATCATTATGTATCCTACAAATGTCGTACCCTTTTTGCTTGTACTCTTAAACATACAAACGGCTGTTGTTGCTGCTGTCACTATTTCTATTGATGCAGCTATTATAAGTAAAGCAGCTATTATCATTTTCATTTGATTACTATCCCCTTTGGTGTTTCGTACAAAGTCTTCTTTGTAGCAATCTCACCATTGTAAACAGTCAGGTGTCCTTTTTTCATCTCGTTAGCAATCAGTGCCAACATGTAGTTTAGTGAAAGATGGTTTATCTTCGCGGCCTGTTCCAGATCCCTCAACGTCTTTTCCGGAACAAAGAATTTAAGTGGTTTGCTCAATTTCTTTTACCTCCGGCATCTCTTCTGCTTTACTTTCAAACACCATGCCATATTTCGCGGCTATGTCTGAAGCCTTTTCCGCAGTTCCGTTGTTTATTATCGTCAATGAAGGCTGACTGTCCACATGTCCGTATAGAGCCTTACTTGCATATATCCCACCGACACTATTATGTTCTGTCGCGTGTTGCATCATGGCCCCATCCATCTCAGAGTAAATATCCTGCAATACCTTACCCCGTTCTGAACGTTCAATAAACCATCTGTCCCACCTTAGCTGTCTTCCACAAGCAATTTCAAAATCCGTTCTTGTAGGCACATGCTCATATTTGTAGCAGATGAAAGTATATACTCTCCATGCATTTGATATCTCTTCTGCTGATGGCTCATGTCCTGAAGGTATCAAGTGGACCAATGAGCCAAGCACCTGTAGAAATATCCTATAGCCGCCTACGTCTACCGGATTAATGTCTGGATTGTGATCCTTGAATTTGTTTATCACATCACATGTCCTTGTTGCCAACTCCTGCAATGCTTCACTCTCTCCAAGCAATGCAATGTCCAATGCGCTTAATGCTTTATACGCTTCTATTTCATTTTTACCCATCTCTTATCACCTTAATCACCATGCTTTCACATATATATTTTCCTAACTGGGCAAGGTGAGTGTCGATCTCACTACCTCCAAAGAGAACG